GTCATAAACATTATTATAACAGATATGCCGAGCTTGATATATATGTTCGAACAACAACTCACGAACGCGAGTGTTAACTGGACCATCATCATACCACTTATTTATAAAATCTAAAGCAACTTTCCCGACAAAAGCAGGTAACTTACCATCAAAATTCTCATAATCCCCAGCTATAACAGAGCCACCCTTAGAAGCCAACCTCTTGTAAAGAGCAAGCCATTCAAGAGATCCTGTATTTAAACCTACTGAAACAGGTTGTGCAGCAGAACGCGATTGTATATAGAGCATGATATCCAAAAAATACATTCTAAATAAGATAAGATAATGTAAAGGACATGCAGAAACCATACGCGTCTTACATGCTAAAACCTTTTCAGGAAGTCTTAGCTCATCTTTGAGAAACACAGCCCACAAAACATCTATTTGTTTACCAGCAAGTAGCATTTCATGATAAGTAACAACTGTCTCAAGAAAAACATCTTGATAAGCCAGTGTTTGCTCATCGACCCTATAAATATAAGGAGCCTTACCCTTAGTGTGGGACAAGCAATAAGGGTAACCAGGAGACGTACCAGAATTCACGGCCAAAGAGCCAAAAGCATCATACCCATTAAGAGCCTGGTCGTAAGTTAAAACGCGAGAAACACCCGTATAAGGGTAATGTAAGAAAAGCTGTTCAATAACATCACAAGGTATATGGGTCTCAGGTGTAAAAACCTGGTGTTGTTTAGACATAGCTTTATACATAGGGGAAACACCATCCCTAACTGATAAAGCAGCTGGTATCTTATAGGGTGAATCACCATTATAAGAATAAAAAGGCCCACGCTTTATCTTGGACTTAGTCGGAAAATGATGGGCTTTACTAGAAGTAGTAGTAAAGGAAACTGTGTGTGGAAAAGGAACACCATGGGAAGGACTAAGATGTTTAATAGCATCATCAAAAACTTCACGCCATAATATAACGGCAATACCTAACATACCCTCCCGCTTTGACATTTTACCAACATGCATACCAACGGCAACAGCTGATCCATTAAAGTTTTGGGCTAGTACGAGGGAACCAGATTCACCTTTATAAGTATCGCCATAGTAGGTTAATGGATTATCCAACATCATTACTTGCGAAACTGCAGTGTATGACATAGGTTGATTATAAGGGGATTTGAGAACTTGTTTAGTAATTAAATCTCCCGCTTCCGTAATAGAGCAAATAGACATAGAAGTACCAACCTGTATTTCAAAAAACTCCTCTATAGTTGGAAAGTAATTATAAGCGGATGGTGGTAAGTCAATGTTCCTTGGTAGTTGGAATATAACAACATCCTCTTGCTCCAACTGTATAGCTGGTAAGGGTAAACAAACATCAATATGGTTATCACCCCAAACTATATGCATTTTAACATCAATATGTTCAAAGAAGGCAACATAAAAATGTGCCGGAACACAAATAAACCCATCACGTATGTGGAAACCAACACAACTCTCACAATAGTCAAAACCATCTTTAGTACCCTTGATCCAAAGGTACAAAAGCGTTTTGCGAATAGTAGTGTCCAAGCACCTATTATAACCTTCAACTTTTGAAGTGGGTTCAAAGTGCGCCATAGACCTTTTCATGTCACGATTAACTCTAATCTGCTTGACCTTACCAGACTTCGATCTCAACTCTTTTGACTCTAGAGAAATGGAGGTTGGGAACCAATAAGCAAATAAAGGACCAGCTGTACAAATTGCCACGAGCACAAAGAAAAACCCAACAAAAAAAGAAACATTACGTGGATCTTTAAAAAAGGGCACATCTTTGAGTAAAGATACCATGTAGGTAATAATACGAACAGGGTTAAGAGATAAGAGAGGTGTAGTTTGTACCTCCACGTTCATAAAACTAGACTCCTGTGTGCCAAAGATATTCGAGAAAGTTTCAGGTGTGTACAATGTGGAGTCAAAAGACTCTTTTTGAAGCGCACGTAATTTAATTAATAAAATTGTAAGTTCAGATGGAGTAACCCAACGCTTTTCCATATGAGTCATCAAATCACATTTGTCTATACGAAACTTAGCAGCCAAAAGAGGTCCAATTAACATATCTTCCTTATGCAAAACAAGATGAAATCGCCTAACAAGAGCTGTCGAATCAGTAACGCCAACGTCAAAAGTGCACAATTTATAACCATGATTGGCTATATTTGTGGTACAAAAGACATACTCCGAACTAAAGTACGTGCTACCCTTACCCTCAAAAGCCATATTGAGGGGAAATGGTGTTGTATTAACCATACCAATTATATCACCCGCCTGCTTAAGACGCACTGTTATGTCCGCTTCTTTAAAGACATCATCCATAACAACAAACTTTTGGTTGGCATAACCTTCCCAATACTCTGTCTGGGTATTATAGGAATATGTCATATCGGCAGTATATGTTTTTCCATCATGATGTGCAAGTGCTTGCTGGACAAAGTTCATAACAGCAGTTTTGCCGACACGTGGCGGGCCTGTAAACAAAACACTCAAGGGTTCAACACGTATACCACCACCACCCAACTTAGCAGACGCTTGAAGGGCCAAGCGCTGTAAGTCCTTAAGTTTTTCTCTAAATGAATTGACCATAACAGTAGGTATTTGGGTCATATATGGATTGGCAAGAAGAGAATTAGCTTCACGCATACGTATTATAGAAGCATGCATTAACTCATTATCAGCAAGAAAATCAGGCCTGACTAACAAAGAATTCGTAAACTCAACGATGTTCAAACACTTACAAACAAAATCTTGATATATCATATCAAATGGGTCAAATGAGAAGAACATACGAGTGATAACTGAAATAAACTGATAGAGAGCATCAAACTTTTGTTCTTCAGACCTCTTAACATGTGCTAAATATTGATAATGCGAGTTAGCTTCACGTATATCTGAAGGAGTCATATGAGTCAAGCCATTATCACGGAAAAACTCCATTAATGTGGAGGCAACTGACCCCAAACTCTGTGGTTCAAAAAGACCATGAAAGAAAGAATCAAGGAGTTCATCATCATCTGACAACCCAAGATAAATATCATATTCATTAGGGGTGAGCAGATAACTTTTACCCTTATGATTAACACTGCGATTAGTGGGTTTACCTACAGTAGACAGATTACGAAAGACATTTATTAAAGCATTAACTATAGTTTTAGGTCTAGTAATAAGAAGATTAGAAAGCCATGCAACAGCAAGTACGTGTTCACCCTTATGAGCGTGATAGATTGCGTGCAAAATGCTTTTAATCTCAATAACTATGGGTGAATATTCCAAGTTATCAACTATCAACAACGGATTAGAAATAATAGCTTGCCAGCGTGAAATCTCAGAAACAACAGTATTAACTGTTTTGTAACGCGTAAATAAGTATATAAACCATAACGAAATCTTACGTGAAAGAGCATTGTGATAATAAAGAAAGCAAGAAAATAAAAGGAAAAGGCAAGCAAGAAATTTACTATCAACAACAATCGAAAGTGATTGAGTTTCAAAATCATTCAAAAATTCATACTTAATATCACGCGCCTTACTTATACTTTTCTCACGGTGTGTTACCTTAACGGATCGCGTGTGAACTATAACATTGTCTGTATCCATACGTTTATCAAGCTGAGCCTTACACTCCTTGTACACATGCTCAACAATAACAGTTTTGGGTATGCCAGCTAAAAACATGTTTTGAATAGGTGGGGACCGCATAATGTTAGCAAAAGCTTCCTTCCTATGAACATACATGGTGTTGCGATCTTTCTTTGATAAGTCTGACCGCTCAAGGTACTCACGAGCATAATGTAAAACATTAGACTGCATACCACGAATCTTGTCACGCAATACTTCAAAAAAATTTTTTTGAATTATGTATATCATAATGGTAAACTTCAGGTGGTACATAGTTAAAAAACCACGAAAGTTTAGACCAACAAGGGGGTTCAGACCCTTTCCACAGATAACACTTGTGTGTAAGAACTCCTATAATATCATCGTGAGTTTTGCCATTATTTAAACAAGTCCTAATAATAGATTTAACCACACGAGGTGACAATGCATAAGTAACCTTATAATGTTCATTAACAATATCAAAAAGTTCATTGCGACCGCCATTAATTGTCAACAATTTGGGTGTACTAAGTTTACCTTTGTTGCTAAAAGTATCAACAAAATGCTTTGAATCAAATGGCAAAAAAGGGATATTAACATCAGGTGTATAAATAACCTTATTGGGCAGAACATACTCAAATTGATCCTTAGGTGTAAAAGTAGGTACTTTTGAATAAACATCAAAAATCAAATCGCGCATCATGGAAACATTGGAGTCATCATAAACAGATCCAGAAGTCAAGACAATGTCCAAACCACGTTTCATCTCTTTATATTGGGAAGCCTCAGAAGGGTTGTGTAAATCAGGAACAAACTTGGAAATACTACGAACAATACGAGGACCATCTTCAACACGAATATTTGCAAGTGTTGGAGGTACTGGTTTACCACAATAAGTGGACATGTCAAACAACAATTTACCACGTGTATCCTCACTCTTAAAAGGTATATAAAGCGGATTCTTAACAGCAGTATAAACATCAATTTTCTTAACCTTAGATAACAACAAGACTCGTTTTATATCAGCTTTAGAATCACGAACTGCCTTACGATCATGGTTTTTAATAGGATCAAAGGCCCAATCAGCCTTGCGCGATTGTGTCTCAACAACTTCTGCTTGGGTGAAAAGAGCTCTAAGATTTTTATATGTCTTATAAGCGCCAATAGTATATAGGAAGCTCATACCAGCAGAAATGCCAACAGCGACAATAGCACCCTCACCAGTAATATTATGTGCATCAATCAAAAGCCTAATAGCAGGTTCATCGGCTGTATCAACGAACCACAAAACTTGTTGAATAGAAGTTATAAGACGATGATATCGCGCATAATAAAAGAGATCACTGAATGTGCTTAAGCGACCTGTTTCAGCGACCAATTTCAAATTACGACGAAGAACTTGTATGGGAGTAGTGTTGGGATCAGATGTATCTATAGTGCGAGCAACGGCCAAATGCTCAATAAACTCAACAGGCACTATGATACCATCCATAAATTGATTACACTGGGAAAGAAGGAAAATTTTATTACATAATCTACGAATAAATACAGGAATATTCACATTATCATTACAGGCAGAATAAGCCAAGCCAAAATCATTTAACAAAGATACAAAATACCGCAATCTAAACTCAACGGTACCATTTAACAATTCTAATTCTAACTCTAACTGACGAAAATCAACATTGGAGGCACTAAACGCTTCAACATGTAGATTATGAGTACGTATGAAAAATAGATAATATATACAAGTTAATATTTGTTGATATAGTGAAAATAAAATAGTAGATAAAGAAAATATACAAAATACAGTTTTTACACAAAGGAAAAATTTATTAAAAGAGCCACAATTTGCTTCAATAGGACGTTTTAAGCCAACACCTAAGGCCTGTTTGATAGTAGTTTGAAAAAGAACTTTGTTGAAATAAGCAATTAACCTTTCAACAGAATCCAATACAAAATCTGTACACAATACTGGGGTTTCCAGTAACATCGCACGTGTGCACATAAAAAGAAAACTAATAAAACTAACAATAAAAACACTAAAAGAGGGGGGGTCCAAAACTATAAATGCGTAAGAGTGTAGAAACTCAATACATAAACAATGGGATGCCAAAAT